CGTACAGGCTGAGTAGTCGGCCTTCTCAGACTTCGTAAAAGCCGTGTCCCAAGACTGAATGATGAACTCACACTGCGGAGGATCGTCCTTCTCCCAAAGATTCCACCACTCCCTCTTGACTATCGCCCCCTCTTCGCCAGTAGGAGTCTGTTGATACTGAGCATTCCACTTGGAAATCGGGAGTTCTTCCTTCAAAGCCTCCAGTTCCCTCAAAGACCAGAACTCAGGCCACAAAGGTTTGCCAGAAGGCATGATCGCCGGGAGTTCTATCACCTCCCACTCCTCGGTTTTGTCCCGAGAAGCCGCATCCTTGATGATCCGGCCCGTCAAATCCCTCTCAGCCCACCGCGTCATAACGATCACGATAGCCCCACCAGGCTGCAAACGCTGTCTGGGACCAGAGGTGTACCACTCATACACCTTGTCAAACACTTCCGGGTTCCCCGCAGCAGCAGCTGCCTCCTGTTCAGAGTGCGGATCATCAATGATCAACAAATCCGCACCCTTACCCGTCACAGTTCCACCCACACCAATGGCGAAGTACTCCCCATTCCTGTTCGTCGCCCACCGGCCAGCAGCCTTCGAGTCCTGCCTCAACGACACATCTGGAAAGACCCTCGCATACTGCTCACTCATCACCAAGTTTCTGACCTTGCGACCAAAGTTCACAGCCAAATCAGCCGTGTTCGATGTCTGAATCACCTTCTTCTGAGGAAACCGACCCAAAAACCAACTCGGTAACAGATAACTCGCAAACTCAGACTTAGTATGCCGGGGGGCCATATTGATAATCAACCTCTTAACCTTCCCCTCAGCTATCTCCTCAAACTTCTTGGCCATCAAAGCATGGTGCCTCCCATGCACAAACCCCGGCCACATCGTCTTCACATAATGCATGAACGACTTATGAGACTTCTCCCTCTCCAAAGCCTCCTTGTACTCAGCCACCTGAGCCAGTAAAGCCTCCTGCTCAGCAACAGGCAACCTCTCAATCAAGTCTTCCAGCTTCATTCCAGATTCTTAAAGTTCACATACACAGGCCGAACAGACCTCCGACGGCCATCCAACCTCTTCAACGCCCCCAACTCCACCAACCTGTCCACTATCTTCTTCGTATTCCCCAACCCCATCTTCCCCCGAACATACGCTATATCCCTCAACGAAGGCGCAAACCCATACTTCTTCCACCACTCATCCACCACCAAAAACACCTCCCTCTGCGCCGGACTCATACCCACCTCCAACTCACCCCTATCCCCCCAAACACGCCTCATCTCCTTCGCCCCAACCACCACTTTTGGCCGACGAATCGCGCTTTTGTCCTTCAAAATCAACAACTTAGCACCCGTTTCTTCAACCATTTTGTGTCATCTGGTAACGTTACCACCCCACCACGGAAAATCAAGGACTTACGAGCGTTTCTTAAAGCACTTTATGTCATGTGGTAACGTTACCACCCCCATCTATGGTACCGGTTCAAAAAGATGACGGGGGGGTCTTCCCATCTAAAGGGGTGGGAGGGTCGTTATCGGGGGAAATGGACGGGGGAGGTGACACTTCGTGTGGGATAGTATGTCCAATGACCTGGGACTCCGCTGCGTCAGGCGCGGGGGTGGGGGCTGGGTGGGGGTCTGCCGCCGCCGTTTCCACAATGCCCGGCCCTGATTCCGCCGATAGTTCCGCCAGTAGATCAGCCGCCTGCGATTCCACTATTGTTGCGTCCTCTGCATTGTCTCTAATCAATCGTTTTAGTTCTGACATTACATTGGCCTTTGCATCCGCGCTACTGGATATCGTTTTGATTTCTTTTCGTTCGGTAAATGCCGCGACTTCCGTCACGGTTCCTAATACCTTTGCCGCCGCTACCTTCACACTATCTTTCGTTTCAGGGTTAATCACCACAGAAACTAGGGATTGGATTACCAATTCTCTTAGAGCGGCAGGGGTTCGGTATCTCGCGGCTTCTATTGCGGCTTCGTATGCTTCGATCTCTGCACGAACCCTAGGATTAGCGGCTATGCGGTAAGGGTCTGCCACAAGGGAAGATGGCGCAGGGTTGGCCTTGTATGCTTTCCTGTAGGCGTCTGCTTTGGTGGATCCTTGTGCCACTTCCATAGCGAACCTCTTTTGCTTAGCGGTCAACTGGCTTGAAACGCCTTTACCTAGGATTGCTTCCATAGGGACTGTCTCTAGACCTTCCCTTATTTGCTTACGGGTTAGTTTGCTCATGTAGGACTGTTGCCCTTCGGGCTTGCGTTGGATCCGGCCCTCATCATAGGGGAACAAAGCCGGAACATCAAGCAACACGCCCCCAGCGCGCATAGCCCCAGCCTATCGACTACCAGGCGCCCATTAGAACAATCAATTGGACACACTCTGTGCAACACATAGGATGGCGACTGTCCTATCACCTACATGGAGTGTCTCTATGCTTACCCTTGACTACCTACAGGATCCGGCCCACGGTTGGATTGCCGCCGACATTCAGTCCCTTCGTGCCTACGGACTGACAGAAAAAATTTCCGCCTACTCATACCGCGATGGCGATACGGTATGGCTAGAGGAAGACTGCGACGCAGGGTTGTACATCCGCGCACTTCAGTCCGCCGGAGTCGCCTACCGCATCAAAGAAACGCACACAAACCGTGACGCGTTTGTCCGCCGCCTTTCCCGTTTCCATGCCTAACCCGGAGAGAAACCATGCAAACCTACAGCCCTTGGCGATTCGAAGAGTCCACGAAGACCATCCGTAGCATCCCTCAAAACCATTGGATTGCATCAATGGATTCGTGGGATGGCGCAGAGAACCATGCCGCAAATGCGCGACTGATTGCCGCCGCGCCTGATTTACTGGCGGCACTCCAAGACCTAGCCAGTTTTGACGATTGGTCTTGTCACGAAAATCAAATCGGTTTCGTCATGCGCGACATAGCCCGATGCGCTCTCGCGGAAATGATGGACGAAGACACACAACCCGGAGCCACAAAATGATTCTGATTAGTCTCTATGAAACGACTTATCCCGGCCCTGCGGACGACGAAGACGACTATTGCCCGGACGGAGAAACCGAGCAATTGATAGTAGACGAACCCGTCACATTCACGGAACTAGTCCGCCTTATGCGCCAACACCCTATCCCTTCGTGTTCGCACCCAAGGGGTGAACCCTTTGAATGGCTATCCACGGAGCCGGAGCAAAACTATGTGACGGGTGAATGGACAGAGCGAACCCTTCATTTTTCCCTTAAGAACACGCAACACCAACGGCGCTACTGGCGACTGGCCATGCAAGCCGCTCGATTTATCCGCCGCTAATCACAAAACCGGAGAGTAGCCATGCATTTTGACAGACTCGATATCGTAGAAGGATGGTTTCTAGCCCTTTGCCATTGTCACGGAGGGCAATTTTCGCGAGAGTATGCGCGACTCTCGCGGATGTATCGCTATTTCAAACCGTCACCCTTTTTGAGTGTAGAAACCCTAACGGAAAACGGAAGGGAAATATACGAAAACGCGTGTTCCAAACTACTGGGAGAGTAACCATGCAAACCATATTGTTCGCGATTCCGCCGCGCAGACTGAACAAAGCCCGAGCGGAATCCATTACTGGCAGTCTAGGCAAACCGTCAAAAATGCCCGGGCTTGCCTATGGCATATCCGCGAAGAAATGCCATGTTGGCGGAAAGCTAGCCCTGATTCCGGGTTCCGTTTGTGCCGATTGTTACGCCATGCGGGATAACTACTCTTACCCGTCAGTCCAAGCCGCGCACGAAAAACGGTTTTCGGGCCTGTCGTCCATATCGTGGGCGGACTCTATGGTGTTCCTAATCCGCCGCTCGGGTGAAACTTATTTCCGTTGGCACGATGCGGGAGATTTGCAGTCCTTCCAACACCTACTAGACATTGTCCGAATCGCGGAATCTTTGCCTAGTGTGGCGTTTTGGCTACCTACAAAAGAAAAGGGTTTGGTGTACCGCTACCGCGAAGTGTTCGGAGACTTCCCGCCAAACCTATGCGTCCGACTGTCGGGCGCAATGATAGACGGGAACCCTCCCGCATATGACGGGAACACTTCTACCGTACACAAAGCCCATGCGCCCATCGGGTCGGAGTGTGAAGCATACACGCGCGGCGGGAAGTGCGGAGAGTGCCGCGATTGTTGGAATCGCGATATCAAAAATGTGTCCTATCCGAAACACTAAGGGGTAAAAAATGAGTATCTATCAGGAACACGGTTTCGATTCCCGCCGCGAGTATTTGCTAGACCTAGCGGACTGTTGCGGGGTTGACCCTGAGATCGTTTTCGCACTGGCGGATTTACTTGGGCCGAGCGAAGATTTTGACGGGCTAGTTAACGCGGTAGAGGATGCCGCTATGGGGATTTAATGATGAGTACAACCTACACGATAGCGGACGGGAATACCCTTGTGGAACTATTCCACGGGGTTCCAGCAGATTCTTGGGAATTTTCCGAACCCGCAGCAGAAATAAAAAGTGTCGAAATCGGTGACTTCGGCGGAGAGTGTTTCTGCCATGTAATCGTCCTATCAGACGGACGAACCATTGTCGCGACTATCTCAGGCCCCGTGCATGATGAGAATCCGAGGGTGATCATTTACCCTTCGCTAGATGATGCATGGGCAGGGGATAACGGAAAGAATCTAGTTTCACAAACGGAGGCCAGTAAAGATGAAGCCGGAACTTGAATTTCTAGCGAAACCTATAAATTCTCAGGATGATGCGGAGAATTTCATTTTCTGTTTGGAGGATATCGGTTTGCTGTTTGACTTTGACGATAACCCGAGCAAGACATTTTCAGAAGAAGAATTGCCCCATGTAAAACAACGGGTCATTGAGTTGTTTATGTATCTTGATAACCCAAACGCAACAGCGTTAGAACTGACAATGGCAACCGATGAAACCCGTAGTTTCGGGCCACGCAAATAAACATTAAAGGAGAGTAGCTATGAAAATCGAATTGAAAAATGTAAAGCATTCAGAGTTTGCAAGCCAAGAAACAGATTGCTTTCAAGCGTCCGTCTATATCGACGGAAAGAAAGCCGGAACTGTCCAAAATGACGGGCATGGCGGATGTAATTACTACGAACCTTGGGAACTGGCAGACACTTTGAACGAATATGCAAACACCTTGCCGCCTGTCCGTTATGAGTACAACGGAGAAGAAAAAACAATCCCGGAAGAAGCCGATACGGTTATCGGAAACCTTCTGAATCAACACTTGCGAATCAAGCGGCAGAAATCCCTGTGCAAGGGCAAAACCGTGTACAGAATCCCGGGACACGACTATAAGGATGACGAATGGCACATTATCAAGAAGCCATTCGATCCGACCCTAAGAATGTACCTTGTCGGGCGATACGGCGCAGGGATTCGATTCCTAAACGATCAGGTTGGCGCATGAGCACAGAAGATCGACGCAAAGGGGCTATGGATTTGCTCGGCGCATTGTTCCTAGCCATGTGTGTTTTCCTGCCAGTTTTCCTATGGTGGATTGGAGTGATCAAGTGAAGCATTCAGAACACAAGTACCTAGACCTAGGCTATCGGTTTGAGAAGGCCCGGAGTCCAGCAAGCACCAGGTCGGTGGCAGCGGAGATCCGCGCCTTGTTGGAGTCCGAAACCATAGAAGACCGGGCGCAAGCCCGACATTTGGTAGAGCGTGGGCGACAGGAAGCCCGAGCAATACATTGAAAAGGGGTGACTCAATGTTTACTGTTCGCATAACTCATCAGGGAGGGGAGTCGAAAGACTTTCCCCTTGAGATATACAAGAGTTCCATTTTCGTGGGGTCTGAATGGATACCCTGCGGCAGTTTCTTCGTGCCCGAAGAAGCAGAGGAATACATGGGATTGGAAGGGGAAACCATCGTCTATGCATTCCATGAAGGCCGTGTAACCCGCGACTGTTTGGATGATGAAGCAACTGGCTATCTTTCGTGGGAGTTGCTACTGGATGGCAAGCCCTGCACACATGAAGAATTTTCTATTGCAATGATGACAAAACTCGGAGCGCCGACCTATCGAATCCCCAGTAACCTCGACCACAAGTATCGCGGATGCGGTAACGGGGTAGTTACTTTGGATAAGACAAGCAAGAAAGTATTGGACTTTTCCTACACGGATGAAGACTTGAAACCGATTGAGGATCAGAACATTGAGATGTGCAAGGACGCGGGGAGAAAGATACAAGAAGACGATAAGACCGTAACCTATCGCGCCAACTTTTCCTCATACCAAATCTGTCTGTATTGACCATGAGCGCATACAAACAAGGCTACCTAGCCGGATATCACTTTGGGGATATCGCGCCCGACCCTACCTACAGGGGTGAAGAACTGCGCCAGTATTGGCGTGGGTTTGAACAGGGCGAGATTGACCGAGCAATGGGGACATTCAACGATGGAGCAAAAGATGAAAGACAACCTGGTGCAACTGGTTCTGCGGCCCAGCAACGATAACGACTACCTACACGCGGCGTGGATGATGGAAGAAGGTGGAAGTTTTGCCGCCGCCATTGGCGATGCGTATATCGCAGCCGATCCTCAGAACCGGGCACGACTACGGGCCGCGTTTCCGGATCTGTTCACACAGTTCTACAACAAATGGGTAAACAAATGAAATACACATTGATCATTGGTGATGCCGCAACCTATGAGGAGGGCGGGATTCATCGCACCGACTTCCAAACTGTTGACTTCATCGCGCAATATGCCTATGCGGATGCCGCCATCAAGGATGGTGAGCGTGCGATTACTGGCGCATACGACACCTATGTCATTCCCGAGTTGTACAAGGGAATCATCACCTTCAACGCAGGAGAAGCACCATGAAACTATACGAAGTGGAAATGTGCCGAACTTCATATGTGACCGTGACCGTCGAGGCCGAGTCGCAGGAGGAGGCTAAAGATAAAGCATGGGAGGAGGTGACTTCCGATGGAAGTTGGGGCACAAACCTCCACGCCAAATGGGGCATCGAATCCGTTGAGGATGTAACGGGAGAAGAAGCATGAAGATTAAGACCAACGAACTGAACGAAGCCGCTCTTGATTGGCTGGTGGCGAAGTGTGAGGACACGCTGTTGGATTCGACGCTGTACCAATACTCAACAGATTGGGCGTGGGGTGGCCCGATCATTGAGCGGGAGGGGATCCGACTTCACAGAAGCCACACGGGTAATTGGTGGGCAGGCCCTGAGTCCGATCCGCATCGTCCCGTTTCAGGCCCCACGCCCTTGGTCGCCGCCATGCGGTGCTATGTAGCCTCGCGCTTGGGCGACGAGGTAAATGTGCCTGATGAACTGGCAGAAGGAGCAACAGCATGAAGATCAAGCCGGGAGAACTGAACGGCGCTGCCCTCAACTGGGCGGTGGCAATGTGCTTCGGATGGAAGTGGAAGGCCGACGAAAAGGGCGTAGTGTGGTTAGCCCGACCCGATCCGAAAGCGATGAGGCAGGTGATCAACGCTACATCCATGCGGGTCATGCGGTTGAGCAACTTTCACCCGATTGCAAACTGGTCGATGGTCGGGCCGATCATTGAGCGGGAAAAGATCGACCTATCTTTCATTGGGCACGAAATCAACGGGTTCCAAATATGGCGAGCCGAAAAATTGGGTGTATGGGGAGAACAAGGATTCACTCCCCTAGTCGCCGCCATGCGGTGCTATGTGGGGTCGGTGATGGGTAATGAAGTGGAATTGCCGGAAGCATTGGCAAAAGGAGCAACAGCATGAAAACCTACGAAGTGGAATACCGCCGCACCTCATACATCACCGTTACCGTGGAGGCCAACTCGAAAGAGGAGGCCGATGAGAAGGCATGGCAGGAAATCGAGCATAACCGCGCCGATATCAACGATGCCTGTTGGGAACTTGAGTTGATTCAAGAGGTAGAAAATGAAGCCGGATAAGAAGCAAGCCCTTGTCTCGGCCTACCTCATGGGAGCCAGAGCGCGGACGCATGAGGACATGGTGGCAGCAGTCCGTCTGTCCAAAGTGTTGGAAAGCGCCCTCACCCCACGGGAGGTGGATGAATGCAAACTCCAGGCGGAGTTGGAGTTAGACCCGATGCGGGAGTATCATGGGTTCGATGGATAAATCCAAAACCTTCTTCGGCATCTACATCTACGAAGATGAGAAGGGACACCTTCGCATCCAAGCAGACCACTACGGGCCGGGAATGAACTCTTACACCCTCGGCATGGAGTTGCTGGGCAGAGTGCTTGACTGTGAGATGCACAACCCGGAAAGGGTGAAGGTCGAGCCTCTAGCCTACCTTCCGCGTCCGCAGTAGTTTGTCCAACGCCATCGCAGACCTGAGTAGGCCAACTTCTCTCTGCATATCGTTGAAATCGTGCCCGACTGTGGGAGGCAAGAAATAGGGGAAGCCAATCCGTTTCGCGGATTCTTCCCCTGTTTTGCTTTCGTCGTTGTCCGCTACCACAAAGCCGGGGCCATGCACTAACGCGACTTTTTCCATGTTCCCTGCCGAGAAGCAGACATGGAGGGTGTACTGCTTCTTCAGAGACTTCAGAGCAGCGCGGATTGAAAGTGCCGTGGCGTAGCCCTC